AACTGGTAAAGTTACATTGGCTACAAGAGTTGTAGCATTAGTAAATGTTACACTGTTAGCATTAACAATCGCACCTGTACTTGCTTGTAGTTCAACACTTGGTATGGTTACAAAACCAGCACCTGAAATTGTTACATTGGTTGCAGAATTAGTAACCACTGATGGTGAAACACCTGAGATAGTTGGATAAACAACTGATGCTGGAGTTGCAAAACTTAAAGCTCCACTTCCATCTGTTTTTATAAATTGTCCACTACTTCCATCAGCACTTGGTAAAACCCAAATTTTATCACCTGATAAAGCTGGTGCTTCAAAACCTACATAGTTTGAACCCTCATAAAATCTTAATTCGTTATTAGAGCCACCAATAGATAAATTGCCAGCAGTAGTTAAAGCACCACCATCAGCAATACTTAAAGCATCATCGCCATCTGTGAATTCAATTAATGCTGTTCTTATAGAATCAGATTTAAAATATTCTACAGTGTCATTGGTTTGGTCTAATACTAATACTGGAATATTTGCATCGTTGTCTTCGTTTCTTATGTATAAAGTATTCGATGAAGTATCCATCCAAAACTGATTTGCATAAGTAGTCGATGGTGCAGATGTACCACTCGATGTAGATGCTAAACCTTTTAAAGCAAGGTTTAAATCACTTCTCGTATTTGGAAATGTTTGGTTTGCTATATCGTAATCGTGTTGGCTCATTTAATTATAAACTCCAATTTAATTTTATTCTATCACCCAATTTAACTAGACTCAAGATAACCATAGCCTTTAGCTACATAATCAAAAGTTCTATTTATCACTGTTCCACTAGAATTTTTAAATTTAACTGTGAAACCTGTTGCAGTCTTATTTGTTATTTCATAAAAATCTCCTGTTGCTAAATTACTAGCAGAAATTCCCAGAGCCTGAACATCTTTGAATGCTGGAATATAAGTAACTGCTTTACCACCACTTGCAGTTCCACTTGAAATACTTCCTTGGCCATAGGTTCTATCAGGCATATCTATTGTCGCAGATAAAACAGAAATAGCTGGAGCAGATGATAAAGTTTGTGTTGTCAACTTGGCTCTTAATTTAATATACCTAGCTTTATAATCTCCTAAAACATAGTTCCTATAATCTGTGTATGAGCTGTTGTCATTACTAGTTGATATTAGTATTTGTACGTTTACATCATCAAACTCTGTGTATGAACCATCAAATAACCCCTCACGGCTGTCAAATTGGCCTGTAAAGGCATCAAATAAGTTTGTAGGGTCAAACCGTGTGAACTCGCAACTAATCGTGACTCTTGAGGTAAATATGCCACCTGTATCTATTACTGGAAAATCATATAAACCCTCGACATTATCCTCCGTGCTACCACCCTCATCAAAGTTTCCTGACTGTGCATCAAAGTTTCCTGTAGCATCATCAAATAGTTCTCCAGTTAATAATTGCAAGTAAGAAACTCCAGCTCGCTCGACCACATAAACATCTGATTTAGTTCCAGCAAAATTTGGATTTTGTGTTTGTGTAGAAACAACGTTAAAGTTGTAATCAATTTGATTTAATATGACTACTGACTTTGTTGAGTTTAAACTTGTTATTCCTAAAACATCAATTGCTTTAATCATATATGTTCCAGTTCTAGCTGGTAAAGATACTGTGCTCGCTGGCCTAGAAACTTTTTGTGCGAGTATCATTCCCTCTTCAAAAGTTGGAGATGCAGTATCCGTTGTATGCCTAACAACATAATGAGATAAATCTAAATCTGGTACTGGAGTCCATGATAGTTCTGCTTGGCCATTAATTATATTAACTGCAAAATTTGTTACATCAGATGGTGGAGCAGTTTTACCAACTACTGTATGTTGTATAGTTGTGTATGATGAATAAACATTAAAAGAGTTTACTGCTCTTGCTCTAATATTATAAATTGCTCCATCTTGTGCATTAACTAATTCAAAAATATTTGCTTTAGATTTTCCTAAAGAAATAAAATCACTTCCAGCAACATTACTATTTTGAGCTTCTACTTCAAACTCGTTTGTAGTTCCTTGGTTCGATGTGCATGTAACAATTAAAACTGCTATTGGTGTTTCTGAAAATGTTCTTAACTCATCTGTAGCAGAAAGACTAGGTGAAGATACTGTTGTAGGACTAGGCAAGGTTGTGTTGTCTAAACTAAATTCTGTTTCTTCTGCATTCCAATCATAAACAGAAGATGATGTTTCTTTTAATTGCAAGCCAATATATACACCAGCCGTGTTTACTGTAAAATTCCATTCAGCAACTTGGAATATTTTATTATTAAAACCCAATCTTGTATTATGTACTTGTACAGTGTCACCAACTTGCAAAGTAAATCCTTTCATACTTACTTGTGTTGATATTTGCATTTGTTGTCTTACTGTAAATAAATTAATTTTAGCAATTCTTTGAGCCATGCTACTAGACTTAGTAAACGGTAAATCAATATCTGCATAAACTGTTTCACCATCGGCTTCGACAAAAGTAGATGATGTAACCATTGGATAATCTGTTGGTTGCCAATCAGTTTCATCACTTGTAAATATTCCTTTTACCGTATTAAAAACATCTGTTCTTGATTGTTTTGTGGCCAACGTAATCCCACCAATAAAATCATCTTCAGTTAAAGTTAAGCTAGGTGCTACATATTTACCACCTTTCAAGATAAACTTTCCATTACTATAAGAAAGAATACCAAAACATGAAGTCAACATATCGTTAATAATTTCCATTGGTGCAATATCGGAATAAATAACGCCATGAGACTCATATCTTTTTTCAGTACCACCAGTAGATAAAGTTATGTTTTCATCGCAAATGTTTGCCATACTTGTAAATGAAGCTGTGTCTATAGTTCCAGTATCTATCCCTAAACCAATTCTAGTATCAGTCATATAATCATAAATACATAAAGCTGGGTTTGATGAAAAAGCAGTTGAGTTATTTCTAATATCTAAAACTTTTTTTCCTTTAATTACAGCACTAACATTTGGTAGGCCGTTTGGAAAAACATCTGAGTCATAAGAAATTTTTATATAAAGATAAGCAATTCCTTTTAAATTATGCTCATTAGTCCAACTTGTTTCTGCTACTAAGTCTGCATCAGCTTCTTGGTCATCTAATCCTAGATGATATTTTATTCTTGTTGTTCGTTGTCCATCTTCGTATATTGAGTCGGTCGCAAATTTACTAGGAGATGTTACTTTATATCTTGTTATTCCATTTGCATCAGTTCCATCAGAAGCTAGAGTTAATTCTTCATCTGCAAAATATACTTCATCAATAGAATTAACTTCATGCGATGCTAGTTGTACTACTATATGTAAATATTTATTATTTTGTGATACATCCATAAAGAGAATACCACCTGATTTTTTTGAAATACCGTAAACCATATCTCTCGGAATGATAGGTTGTTTAATCATCAAGGAACGGTTACTAGTCTCTTGTGCATAAGACTGTTGTTGCATGGAGCTATTCCTAGATTTAGGTTTAGTCATTAAAGCACTACCAACTACAACTGCACCAGTAATAATCGCACCAGCAGTTAGATAACCTAGAATACCACCAGTAGGGTCAAAAGTTATAGCTACAGCTATTACAACGGCTGTTACGATTGCACTAACAATACTATTGACTGTACTTCCCATTTTTAAAAACCTCTAATATTTATATTTACCATTGCCTAGGTATTTCCAATTTTTTCTTTTATGTACTTTAAAATCTTCTGTAGTTCTTAACCAATTTAACTCACCATCAATGCCCAATAAAGATGTGAAATAATCTCTTGTCCATCTATGCATAGTAACAATATTGCCAGTATTAACAGTATCGATATGCCAACATATGTTGCCACTATTCCAAAAATGAAAAAGCATTTGGCCTGTCTTAATATAATGGTCTTCACATTTTTCATTCATAAATGCCCAATTAGTAAATCCTACCACTTTATTATTTTCGTAGTGAAGTTTATATTGCTTTAATAAAAAAGATTGCTCGATGTGAGTTTTAAGTTGTTCTCTTGTATTATTTTTATATCTATCAAAAGATTTATATAAATCTATTACGATTTCCATTTCTTCTTTTATGCTCATAATTCATTATGGAGTTTTTACTGGCACTTGTACACCAGCTCCCCAACTTATTGATTTATTCTGCAACCCTGTCACAAAACTACAACCTTTGTCTCCAGCAAAAAGTTCTTGCTGGTCTTGGTCGGTGTATCTTCTGTCTATTGGTTTTTCTAATGTTATTAATTTATTCTCAATGGTAAAAACTAAAACAGATGATTCGCCATCTTCATTTAAAACCATTGTGTCAATAAAACCTGAGAAAATTTCATAAGGAGTATCGACAATAGCATCAGCATTATTTGTAGTCGTTAAAACACCAAAATAAACTTCGCATACCATTCCTGAAGTATCCTCTGTGAGACCAGCAGATAGGATAGCCGTATCAAGGCCGTTTAATGTTATCTGCATACCAGTTGCTTTAGTATCAAAAGTTTCCAATACATTAGATATTTGTAAAATATTTCCTGAACCAATATAAGTGTTGCCACCTATAATCAAGTCAGCATAAGTAGTGGCCAACAAAAGTGAACCACTTGTAAAGTTCATTTTTACAGCATAAAACGGTCTAAGTGCCGAGCTCGTTAGCTGTGTCGAAAATGAACTACCGATACTTCTAGCCATAACTTATTTTTTAGTTACTTTTTTCTTTGCAACTTTCTTTTTAGTTACTTTTTTTTCTGTAGCTTTTACAGTTTTTGTTTCTATTGCAAAACCATTATCCATTAAGTTTTGTGCAAGTGATACTTGCCAATCTTCTTTGCAGTCAATAATTTCATCTATTTTATATTCTCTTGTAGCATTACCACTGGCATTAGCTACTCCAAAAACGTTTGCTGTTATTTTAATTTGCATTTTTATCTCCTAAGTTAATCGAAGTGGTGGCCATTGTTTTTTACAACGATGAGCGACCACCACTCCTAGACTAATAACTAGCCAATTTAGACATTAATAGAATAAGTATCTGTTGCATCTACTGGATTACCTTGAACACCAGTGATACTCATTGGAGTACCATTGGAATGAGTTCCAGTTGCATCGATTCTTACACGAACATATCTTTTTCCACCTATATAACCAATAGTGGTTATTTGAGGTGTCTCGCCATTGGCATCAAGAGTTAAAAAAACTCCAGCTCCACTGACAGCTTTTCCTGTAACAGATTTTGAAGATGTTACGGCCGAGAAGCTACTGTTATCATCTGAATCTTCTAAATAAAATTCAAACTTAACTGAGCTACTCAAAGTATCTCCCTCTGCACCTGTATTGACAGTTAATACACAAGACTCAAAACCTTGTAAATCAACTCCAGTACCATTTGTGTCACCAGTTATTACTGCTGGTACTACGACTGATACCGTATTTGTATTGTTAGCTAAATCTCTCATACTGTACCTCCTTATGTACTAATATTTTGTAATTGAATTGCTTCAGCATTAACTACAGCACCACCAACTCTTCTGCGAGCTAAGTAACGTGTGTTACCAACATTCGCTTGAGAATAAGGGTCTCTCATAATTGACATGCTAATCCTATCGACTAAAGTATATGCTCTAGCAAAGTCACCAAAGGCAACTGGCTTTGTTCCAGCAGATACGTTAACCATATCTTTTGCTAGTACATAACCATACCCAGCTATTGTAGATGGAGCTCCTGAAACTAAGTTTAATCCAACATGGAAAACTTTTTGTCCAGCAGTATCTTCTAGTTGCAATATTTTAGCAAATGTTCCTCTGTTCATTACAAACTTTGCATTTCTTAGGTAATCAGATTTGATTGCATAAATTAAATCATAAAGACCATCAGCAGTTAGATTATTTGCATTACCTGAGTTAGTAGTTGCAACACCTTGCGATGCATCTGTAAACCCAAATGGTTTACCAACTCCGTTACCAGTTACTAAAGCTGTTCCCTCGGCAACTGCAAATTGTTCAGCAAACTCAGTAGCCATTTCTGACTCCATGTTGAATGCAGAATCTTCTAACAGTGCTTGAGAAATATCAACCATAGCATAACATTCATGAGCATCAATACTCATTAGGCCAGTGCCGTATCCTGTGGTCTCACTTCTTGTAGCAGTTTCATTAACCCATTGTGCTGAGAATTGACCAGTTCTTTTTGGAATCTCAATACCACGGTTTGATGTTTGTCTAACTCTAACCAGTGAACGCATTGGAGAAAATTCAGTCACAGACTTAATTAACTCAGCAACGTATTCAGTCGGTGCATAGTATCCACCTAATGAATCATCAGACTCATAAAGTGATTTTATTTCACTTGGCATCTCTGTTCCTTTACGGAGATAATCACCAAATGCTTTCATTTGTATATCAACTGTTTTAGCAGAATTACCAGTTTCAGGTCTTGCTATAGCAGTTTCTAATTTTTCTAGTTTCGCTTCAGCTTCAGAAAGTGCTTTTGCTTGCATTTCAATTTCTTGCTTTTGCTCTACAGCTCCAGCAACATCATTAGCAAGTTTATCTACTTTTTCTTGAAGCAAAGGGTCAGCGACTCCTTTCTTTTTGATTTCATCGATATTCTTTTGGTTCTCAGCTTTAAATTCTTCAAAGCTAGTTCCAAGAGTTTCGATTACATCTTTAATTTCTTCAGACATAAAATACCTCTATGTTTTTAGTTTATTAGTTAATGCTTTGATGCTATCAACAACATCCCGTTGGTCAACCACATGGTATGACTTATGAAGTATCATCGCAGTTTGTTTCGCAACTGGAATTGAAGTTACACCTACATCCCGTAGGTATTTTTCAATTTCCCGTTCCGACATTTCAGCTAACTTAACTTTCGTTACTTTAGCTTTTGGGTTCATTGGAAAAGTCACAAGTGACACTTCCATTAAATCAACTTCTTTAATTATCCTACGTTTCTTTTTATCATCGTACTTATAACCATCAGGTGATAAGCGATAGCCAATTGACATAGAATCTAATGCACCCATTTTCATGAGCTCGAATACTTCTCTTCCTTTTTGTGTTCCCATGGCAAGTCGGCCTTTAAGATATAGGCCTTTAGAATCTTCTGTTAAAGAATCTACGACTCCAATAGGTTCATCGGATTTGTGTTGATATAAAAGTTTTATGGATTTTGGGTTACGTTCGCCTAAAGTTTTTAAAAATGCACCTTTACGAATTACATCGTTTCCTAAATCTTGGTTGTTGAATATGGATGCATAACCCTCGAACGTACCATCATCATCGGCATCAATTTCTTTGTACTCGCAAAGCAAGTCTAAATGTTCGTTTATAATTTCAGGCATTTACTATCTCCATACATTGATAGCTCCATTCTAACACCCAAAAATACTTTAATACAACAACTGTAGGCAAAAAAAAGGGCATCACATTTTGTGATACCCTCATGAGGAAAATTTATTTATCTATTTTGATTGGAAAACACCTAGGTCTTTTGTTTTACCATTCTTATTAGTAATTATAACTCTCTTGCCTTTTCCTTTCCAACTTACTGCTTGATAATTTTCTTCATCATAAAGTTTATAATCTATACCTAACATTCTTTTTATATATCTGAATGAGTATTCAGCAGAGTTTGCTACTGGTACAGCTCGAGCTGTTGCATTTTCTATCTCAGCTATAAGTTCTAAAGTTTCGTAGTCAGTAAGTTTAATTGTAGTTGTCATATTTGTATCCTCTGTTTCATTAAATTTAAGAGTTTTTTTATCAACTCCATGTATTAATTATACCTAATAGGACAATATGTGCAAGCTCTTTTATGGCCAATATGTGAAATAATTACATAAATATGGCTTATTTTGTAAAAAATGGCTCTCTTACAGCTCGTTCTTGGCTTTTTTTGATACCCTCGCTTGTGGTTGCCTATGGCTATTATTCAATAAACTCAACCATATCAGCATCTACCACATCTACAAAACAACGGCAATTAATTACATTTGATGCTCCACCTCTATCATCTCCAGCAGTTGCCATCGGCAGTTCTATGCTTCCTGAACGTGTTGGAGTTAAAACCATAAAGTCTTCATCTCTCTCTACTATCTTTCCGTTCATATCTGCATGCCACTGTCTAGTTCTTGAGTCTAATGCACTGCCCCAAATTTTAACTGGCCTATCAAGTTTCAAAGATTTTGCTGTTTGCAATATTCCATAGTTCATTGCTTGATGAGTTTCTGTTCTTGCAATTGTCTTTGCTCTCGTTGAAGAGAAAGCTGTTGACTCAGAAATTAATTCTGCTGTTGCAATTTCGCTTAGACCCTCTGCAATACTGTAGCCAATTGTACTTTGTATTTTTGCTTTGGTAGTTTCAGTAATGTAAGTTACATGCTGTGCAGTTTCTTCACTTACATATTTTACAATTACATCAGGAGTATCTTCCAGCAATCTCATCCCAACTTTGGCAACTAAAGTCGGTGGTACAAATATTCCATCATCACCATCAATTGGTACATCAGCTTTTTTCTGCATCTCTGTTCTCTTTAAAGTATTATCTGTCATAGTTTCAATAACAGTTTTTTGATGTTTAGATAATATTAAATAGGCTTCTCTCCAAAACTTTTCAAAATATTCTCGGCCTACTAAGTTATCAAGTTCGTATTCAAACTTAGCCTTTCTGCTTTGCTTTGCAAAAAATTTAGTTAATTGGGATTCAAGTGGCCTAACTAATCTTAAAAATAATCTAAGATTTTCACGATATCTTTTTCTAGTGCTCAGTTTTATTTTAGCCATTCTAAAGTTTCCTGTAAAAGTTCTGTCTGTGTTCCCCATTTCTGAGAAAAATATAAAGGATTCCTGTGATAGCTTTCATCTGAATTTCTATGATGATATGGACACAAAGGAATCACTGAAAAGTTGTCTGACCTTTTTCCCATAGCACCACTTGGAATATGATGTAATTCTGATGGAGTATCAGGATATCCATTTTTTTTACAAATTATGCAACCTAACTCTGCAACTCTTTGCATATGTTTTTTTTCGGCCAATGTTTTTGACTTCATAGTTTTCTTAATGTTCTAAACCTATGACCAACAATCGTATCCGTTGGTTCATCACCACGATAAACTTTAATTAAACAAGCTGGATTATCTTCTGTAGCATTAAGTGTAAACTCTGTATCAGGTACAGATAATTTTCCTGACTTTACAATTTTTGTAATCTTACCTTTGGCTCTGCCACCTGAACTATCCCATGAAACCATATCTCCTACTTTTAAAGAATCAGGCTCTGCCTTGTTTTCTCTTTCTCTCATGATTGCATTTCTTTTTGAAGTTGACCATGTAAATCCACTGTCTCCTCCCCAAAGCATCCATGCTATTTTTCCAGCACTAGGGTATCCATCTGTGCCACTGTTAAAACCACGGCCTTGTTTGTCTACTTCATGCCTACTAAAAAAACTATACATTCTCAAAACAGTATCAGGAGATAATCTTTGCTTTCTAACAAGTTGGTTTGCTCTTGCAACACCTACAGCAGTGCCACCACGGTTAAACTCTTTTCGCATCTCTAAACCACGTTTTGCATTTGTTGACATTGAGTTAGTTGGCACTAAGTCTATATCGCTAACTGCTTTTTCATCCTGAAGAAGTGAATCGTATTCATCATGAGTTTTGCAAGGCATATAAATAGTTTTTCCGTTTGCTTCCATAGTGTGAGTTCCAACACAGCCAATTGCTTCGGCTCTTGCTTCTGCTTCTTCTCTTGTTGAGTATTCATCTTCAGCTTTAATTCCATAAGCATCTTCATAATCTTTTTTTGCACGTTCTATTGTTGTTGGTTTTTTTTCATCAGGAGATTGCTCTGTCATTTCTCCAATTGGAAATAAGTTACTTGGTATATACAATTCATCTCCACCACTTACTGACTCAAGGCCAAGTCTTTCTCTAGCTTCGTTTCTAGTTAAGATTCCTGAGTTAACTGCACCTTGCACATTCTCATAAATTTGTTTTCTTTTTTCTGCCATCGCTGGAATAGAATCAATATCATATTGAAGTCTTATCTTGTCTCCATAAAGTGGAGATAGATATTCGTTTAAGTCTGACTCAACTCTTTTTAACAAAGGAATAATTGTTTCTTCATACAAACCCAATTTTGCAGTTTCCATATTTGAGTAAGTATTGGCTTCAGGTATTCCGATTAATTGTGCTGGAACACCAAAAGCTAATGCAATTTCTCTAGCACTTAAATTAAGCAATTCTAAAAAATCCATATCTTTTGGGTTTAGACCTAACTGTTGATATTCAAAATCTCCCTCTAGCAACATTGGTCGGCCACTGTTAGTAGTACCTTGAAATCTTTGCTCTAAGTCTTCCAGCAATCTTGCACGCTGGTCATCAGTTAATTCAGCCGACATTCCTTGCTCATCTTTAGGTTCAAACTTCAACATACCACTTGGAGTACAACCGTTCTTTAGTAAGGCCACATTGTGCATACCAGCTAAGTTATGCTGGTCTATGTTGTAAGCACTAGCCATAATTGGAGAAAGGCCATAATGGTCATCTAAAGGATTCCATAGCTTAATTTGTTTTACTTGTCCGTTTGCTGTTACTTGGTCTACTGGATATTCGTTGACTATTTGTCCATCAACAACATAACAATAAGCATCAGGAATCATTGTGTCTCCACTTTTAATCTTGATACGGTCAGGCCTGAGTAAATATAATTCATTTGGTTTTTTATCTTCAGTAGTATCTCTAAGTAGATATGAATTTCCTGAAATCATTAAATAAGAATATAGAGATGAAAAATATTCAATACCACTTTGTAAAGGGTTTGGTCTTTTTAATAAACTAATTAATTCATGATTATCTAATTTAGTATCTCCACTAAAACAATCTAATTTGACTGCACTGGCACTGTTAGATATTAACTGAATGCATCTCGATACCACTGGATTATTTTGGTATCCATCTTTTGCATACTCTTTGTACTTTCTGTTGGTGTTATAAGAATAAGCATCTAACTTATTAATCATAACTTTAGGCGACTCCTTTCTTTGTAGCTTAATATTTTGTTTTTTAAATATGTCAAATAATCCCATTATTAACTCCTAGCTAATTTTAAATACTGCACTGCCTGAATTTTGTAAAGATGTTATCGCCCAAACCAAAGCATCAACTCTGTCATCATGGTACTTATTGTTTCCACCTGTAAATTGGCACATCTGTTCCTCCAGTTCTTTAAACACTCCACAAAATTTTACACGACCTTGCTCGCATAAACTTGCTACTGGTTCAGCTCGAACCTGTTTTCCACGGCTCGCACGAACACTTCTAAACGGTACACTTTGGTCTTGAGTTCTTAATAATCTTTCAATTAAGTCTCCACCATTGTTAACCTCTGCTATAATCTTATCACATTCGTATTGTTTATAAAGTGATATGGCTTTCTTAATCCAAGCATCAGGAGAATAAATTCCACTTCCATCATGTAAAACATAATAAATATTATTGACATCACGGCCTACTACCATGATTCCAGTTTCATCACTATCCTCATTACTTGTAACGGCTGGGTCAATTGCTACATGGATTTTCTTTAAGTCAGTTGGAAATGTATTCACTCTGTTTTCTTCAATGTTTTTATAATTCCACAAAGCTCCCTCAACATCCTCAAGAATTTCAGCATACAATTCTTGTCGGCCTATCCTAGTTCCCTCATATCTTTCTCTTAGCATTGCTATAGAAGATTCAGCTAAGTTATCAATGTTCTCAAACGTGCTACCACTTATAACTTTGGTGTCTGACCGTTTAGCCAACTCTTTTATTATCTTAGTCGGCCTTGGTGTTGTAGTGATAATGCATTTTGGATTTTGACCTAAACGTAATGCCATTAATAAATTATCCCACGTTTCTGTATATCGCCAACTGGCCAACTCATCGCACCATGCCCTATGAAATTGAACACCACGAAGCCTATCAGGTTCTATAGCTGGAAAGCCTATTATCTTTGAGCCGTTGTAGAAATGTATTTCGTTATCTGATTTGTTATACCCAACTTTGCTTAATAACTCAGGGTCAATGCTGTTTATAAATCCTGAGTCTCCAGCAAACACAACTCTTTTTAAGTCACCGTAAGTTGGTGCGACTACACCACAAACCACATTATCATTTATTAAACAGTATTGAATAATATCCATAACCCCAGATTTTGTTTTTCCCCACCCTCGACCAGCTAGAAATAAATGGATGTTATGTTCGCTATCCTCATCAACTAATTGATTAGGCCTAGCTTTGCTATACCAGTCATAGAGTAGATTTACTGATATCTTTTTTTGGTAATTTAGTTGCTCGAATTGTTTCGACAACTGCTTTAAATTTATCATTTTGCTCGCTCATGTTATTAATTTCTAATACCTCTGTCTCTCTCCACTTGCATTGTGTTTTTAACCAAAATATACAAGCAGTAACATTTCCTCTGCTGTTACCAGTTGCAATCTTAAACAAGTTCTCGGTAACTTTTGCATTGGCCTGTGCTTTGCCAACTGATAATTCTTTTTCATAATGCTTTGTTAAAGTCGGTCTAGTGATATCAAGGATTGAGCATATCTGTTCTTGTGGCAAGCCAAGTCCTGATAACTGTCTTACCATGTTTGAAGTCTCTTCACTTTTCTTTACAATTTTTGGCATATATATCTTTTTATAATGTAAAAATAAACTTCTGTCAAATAAACTCTTTACCTGTTTCTTCATTGATAGCTTTTCTGTTAGTGTAGTTTTGCCATAGTTGAATTATCAAAGCACATTCACCATCACTACAAATTAGTTTATTTTTCCCTAGTATCCATACTTCTCCAGCCTTAGTAGTAGGATTACTTACCTCTAAAGTATCTGATAAATTAAAATCAGGTATTAGGTTGCTTAATGCTTTTTCATTAAAGCCAGTCAGCTTTAAGTTAAAGCCATCATCTTTTATAAATTGCATATTTAATTTCAAAAAGTCTCGCTTCCAACTACTCGACTCAGTTAGTTTGTTATCAGCAATGCAATATGTTTTCTTTTTAGCTTCACTCCAACTGGTCGCCACAATGCAAGGAACATCCTTAATTCCTATAATTTTTCCAGCTAATACTCGGCCATGGCCAGCAATAATCTCATTATGCTCATCAATCAAAACTGGCATAGTCCAACCAAACTCTTTTATAGACTCAGATATTTGCAAGACTTGTTCAGATGTATGCACCCTAGGATTAGAGTCATAAGCAATAAGCTCATCAATGTTTTTATTTATTATCTGCATCTACATCCTCAACCAAACTTGGATACCAAGACTTGGAATATTTATAATTAGCTATATCTTTTTTTTCAAAAACTCCCTCTGTATACAACAAATCTATTTCTGCTTTAGTACCACCAATGGCTTTAGCCAATGCTCTAGGCTCATAACCAAAGTAATCAATTAATTCTTTAACCATCTCGGCCATTCTCCATGCAACATGATTTCCCTTGGCACGATTCATTCTAACGGTAAGTATCATTGCCTTGTCTCTAGTTATTGCAAATACTACACAAGGTACTTGGCCTTTATATTTTTTATAAATTTTTTCATTGTCTAATGATAACTGCACTCTATGAAAACCATCAACAATAATCATTTGTTGGGTTACTATTACTGGTTGTATCCAACCGTACTCCAAAATGTTTCTTGCTAAACTATTTAGCTCCGTACTTAAAACAACATTTGGATTATAACTATTGCCAAGTAACAGACTCGCATCAATCCATTCTATTTTTTCAACTGGGTCTTTCAATTTGTTTCTCCTTTGGTAGTGGTTGTATTGGTCTTTTGTATTGACCAGCTAGAAAATAATTCAAAATATAATCTACTGGATATGCTATAGGGTCTCCACGGTGAGCAACAACAGTCTCAATAAACTGCTCATAGGCTTCATGTTTTTGTTTAGCATCTGTTATATTTTCTTTTATATACTCAAAGACAGTATCTAGGTTTTTACCATATTTATTTAAAATGCTTTTTCTATCAAACTCCTTGTAGTATTTATCTTGTAAAATCATCTCAGGAAATATTTCAATAATTTGGGAGTAAAACCAAGGGTCGTATGTTTTTAACTTATGAAACTTTTTTGCATTTTCAGTATGAACTGGTGTTGCAACTCTTAGTGAGTCAGCATTCCATAATTGCTCATTATAAATATGACAATACTTTATTTTCTTTTCATAGAAGTATCTAAAAACATCATTTTCTTGCCAATCAAATATCGGCTTACATAATTTAATATTTTTTGCATCAGACTTTCTAGGTGTATTAATATAATTCTCATTCAGTTTAACCATACAAGATGCATACCTAGTCAATGACTCAGATGCTCTAATACCATTTACAAATGCAATTTTGCCACGATAAAAACTAGCTGTATAAGAATCCATATTGTGCTGGTTGAAAACCCTATTGTCAGTAGCCTGAGTTTGTATAGCAAATTCAGGTATTGGCCTAACGTGTTTTCTTTTTTTATCCCACTGAACATATGTTGATGTTTTCCCTAATATAAATTTTTGTGAATACATTGGAACGGCAAAATATTTCATGTCAATCCAATCCTTGTCTTTATAATCTTTTACAAACTCTATAACTGACTGTGGAATTAATTCTTCATCTCTAAAAACCACGTTAATTTTTTCTTTGATACCCAATTTTTCTTGCACTTCTTTACATAAATGTAATGTTGCTAAACTATCTTTGCCACCACTAAACATAACCACAACAGTATCGAATGCATTGTAGATATGCTCTATTCTTTTCAGTGATTCTTCGTAGACATTAGTTTCATTAAACTTCTGTATACGTTTTTTGTATTTCATTTTAATCTTTCAGGAATTACTTTCTTTATATTACATAAACTACAACAGTGGCCTGAAGATAAAGGTTCAGCATTATGCTTGTCATGTTTATCTTTTAATTTTTTTTTACACAAGCAACAAATATTATTTTTCATTTTGTTCTCCAATAAATAAATCTAATCTTTCTGCATGAGTATTCAAGTCAGGATAATCTAACTTTAGTTTTAAAAGAAAGTCATACCAACGGCCTTGCTGTTTTTCATTGTCAAAAATAATTGCATACTGAATAATTTTTTCAGAAAACTTTTCTTCATCCTCATGAGTATCATCAGTCATATCAAATTCTGCTTTAATCTGTAGCTTTGGGTCTAACTGCATCTCATCAAGTGAAAATCCAATATCTTGTAACTCATTGATTTTAAAAGATTTATGCAATATTTCGAAGTCAAAATCTCCAGCAGTATTTTTATTAAGCCGTACATTTAATTCTTTGAATTGACTTTCTGTTAGTGTTTTACTCGGAACATAACAATCAACATATTGTATTCCCAATCTTTTAAGAATCGTTAATCTGCCATGGCCACCACAAATAGTAAAATCAGTATTGATAACTATTGGCTCGCATATGCCAAACTTTGTAATGCTTTGTTGAAGATTATCTAACTTTTCATCAGATAAAATTCTAGGGTTCAAATCATATTCTTTTAAGTCGCTAACTTTTTGCTCTATCAAATCCCACTTATTCATAACCAGTATCCTCAAATGTTTTAGTTGAATTATTCCATGCTAGTGTGCAACTTCCAACATTTCCCTGAATGTCCACTTCTCTAACTTTGGCTACTCTAACTTCTGTCACTTGTTTTTCATAATCCCTAGTGACAATTATTCCTGTATCGGCTTTATTATTCCAATGGGCTGTGCCACTTATATCATACAAGCTGTTGACCCTAAACATTCCATCAGCACCTCGTATTTGTTTGTTTGGATGAGCCACCATAAAAGATACAGTGTTTGTTTCCCTGTTGAATCTTTTTATCTTAGATATCAATAAAGAAATGTGTTCATCTTCTCTCAAGTTTGCTCGGTTAGGATTAATCTCATTATAAGGGTCAATTATAAAAGCATCTATTCCAAATACATCTACACAATATTTACACCTATCTAATATCCAATCAATGTCAGGACTGTCACCTTTTGAGTCTAACAAATAAAAATGTTTGTCTATAAATTCTATCGCTTCAATGATTTCATTTTCATTCGCCCTATTCTCAAAGATACTATCAAAGGGTTTGTGTAAATACTTTTCACATAATCTTTTTAAATTCACGGCTAAAGAATGCTCTGGAGAAAATATGCACCACTTAAAATTTTCATTCCTAGCTGTTCGCATTGCAATATCATAAACCAAACTAGACTTACCACAATTTGGAGTTCCAGTTACAATGTTAAATGATGGTTTTATTATCTTAAAATATTTATGTAAGTCATTAAAACCACAATGGTATTGCTTCTGTGTTTTGCCACTATACAATTCCCATATTTCCTCAGTCAAATTTTTGGCAGTATATACTCCCTTTGGTTGGTCGCTCATCGTTGCTCCTAGCTATCCAGCTAAAAAATTTTTATTCTTTTTCTTTTTTACTAAACTTAAACAAGTGTCTTTTCTTATATTAGTATTGTGTGAAGAATCTTCACATTGAATATAATAACCGTTGTAAGTCATTACACCTTTTCTTGTTTGCTCCTTTCTTATTAATTTCATATCAACTAACTTTTTTATATGAACAATTACACTTCTCCTACTTAACTGACAAACTTTGGCAATATGTTCTTGGCTAGGATAACAATAATTATTTTTATCAGCATAATTCGACAACATAATCAAGACTAGCTTTGTTGTAGAATGTTTTGCATTTTGCTTCATTGCCCATGCCATTGCATTGAAACTCATGATTTATTACTAAGCACTTTTTCCAAATTTAAAAACTCATCATGCCTTTCGCTGATAGGTGTTTTATAATAAAAATCATTGGCTTGCACTAGCTCATTAGTTGCAGTTAATATTTTGGTCATATTCTCCCTGTTAGGAATCCTGTTTCCATATTTATATTTGTTAAGAGTATCTATCTTAATTTTTGTAATCTCACTGAATTGCCACATAGTGGTTTCAGTTTGTTTTAAATATTCCGTTAAAGTCATTGGTAATCTCCTAGGTTCTCTCCAGCTAAAGTACCATTGTTTAGTAATCTTAGTCAAGGTACATTTAAGACTTGTATCTATTGTCATATACTGCTACATTGAGTAATCCTAAACAATTACGGAGGTAAGGATGAAGATAGACAAAAACATACCTATTCCATCAAGGAGTAAATCAAAAGATAAGTTACGACAAAACATGTATGACAGATATGGTTTTATATTCGAACTTGAAGATGGCGACAGCTTAACTTGTAATAGAAATATGATAAATAATTATAAAAATTTTTGTAAGAAAGAAAGTATTGGTTTTACAACTAGGTGGGTTGATGAAAGAGATTGGACAGTTGCTGGATATAGTGATGATGGAAATTATAGAATTTGGTTTTTTCCAACTAGAAGATTTGACAAGGCCAAGGAAAAAGAAATGGAATATATGAAAAATAAACAAAGGAGCAATTAATGAAATATTTTATATTACATAACTATGATGCCGATAAATGGGTATTGGTAACTAGGAAACCTCTTGATGATGAAGTAAAAACTTATGCATTGTGCGATTCATTAAGAGACACAAACCCTAATGAAAAATACCGTGTGGTAGAATTAATGAGCAAAGAAAATTTGGAGGTAGTTTAGATGAGCAAATTAACCGATGCACTATGTGAGTTTCAAACTCAAAACGTAAAGGCCTTAAAGGATGGAAAAAATCCAGCTTTTAAAAGCACTTATGCAACAGTAGATGAAGTAATTCAAGCATTGCAACCAGCATCAGATTTAGGAATATCATATACACAAGTTTATGACTATGAGCTAAAAGAATGCAACGGTGTACTGCATAAAATATCTTTTCTAAAAACAACTTTATATCATCGTGATGATAAAGATAATGAACATGTAATTGAATCAAGGTTTCCAATGCAACTTAACAATGATGCTAGGAATAAAAATCATGATTTTGTTTCAGCCAGTACATATGCAAGGAGGGTCTCATTAGTATCAGCTTTTGGCCTAGGCCTTGATGATGATGGCAATGCTAGTAATGGAAGTAAAGATGGAAATTCAACACCACCTACTACACCTACTACTGGCAGAAGAAGTATCTAATGGATAAAGAAGAAATAGAAAAGCAATTAAATAAATTTTTTGCCAAAGGCAAGGAGAAAAAAATGGATGATAATAAACCTGATATAAGGGTAGATGTAATAGCTGGTACTATGAATGACCCTCGCACGGATAGTGCTGGAGAAGTCGTAGATAAGGTTGTCAAATATGGCACTTTAGAAGATGGTACTCAGTACGGTAAAAAAGTTATATTGATAGATAGCTTAACCAAGGATAACAACCAAATATTTTGGATGTATCAGAAAGTTGGCCGAGCATACATCAACGATAACAAAACGGAAAAAAATAGTTATGACTTTAGTGGAGATATTGATGGAGGTGAGTTTGAAAAAACCCCTAAGAAATTCTTTGCATATAAGAAAATTAACGAAGATAATCAATCGGAATTTTATAGCTTGAGTCTATTAGACAAGAAATAATTCTCCGTAAGAGGATGGCACTAGTGAGTGATTTGATGTGTTGTCATTCTCACTAGTGCTAGGAAAAAAATATGAGTATTAGTCCAATTAAGCAAGAAGCGTTTGAAGTTGATTTAAGTAAGGATGCACAGTACGGAGTTATTCAATTCCCAATTGCAAAATCTACTTTAAATTCTGTATTGCATGAAATAAGTATTGCGAAGTTAGATGAAGAATCTGCCGAGATTAACTCCCAATTTAACGATAAAAGAAAAGTTAAGTTATGGCGAGTACCAATCAAAGGCCTGATTGGAAAAGTTATTACTAATGTTGTGAAAGAATTAAATAAAACATTTAACTATAGATTATCAGCAATCCAAGATATTCAATATCTTGAATATTCAGTTGGAGATTATTATAAACCCCATTCAGATATTTCAATTGGTATTAGTGCTATGAGAAAAATTTCAATAAGTTGGGTTTTAAATGAGGGGTTTACTGGTGGTGAATTAAAAATTTGGAATGGTGGTGAAGAGCAAATTATTGTTCCGACCACTGAGCATTTAATTGCATTCACAAGTTTTTTTACTCATGCAGTAACAGAAGTAACTCAGGGAACTAGATGTGTTTTAGTTTGCTGGATAAATGGTGAACAATGGAGATAACAATGAAATCAAAAATTAACGATGAAATTATTGAGAAAACAAATTATCCATCAGTTAGTAAAATAATAAATCATAAACCCAATTCTAAATTAATTAAGTGGAGAAAAGAAGTTGGAGAAGATGTTGCTGATTATATTGTAGAGCAAAGTGCAAAACGTGGAAAAGAAACTCATGAAATTATAGAAGCATATCTTTTAAAGAAACATCATGAAGTTTGCAATATTTTACCTAATGGTTTGTTTTTAAAAATGAAACATTATATTGACAGAATTAATTCAATTAAATTATTAGAGGGAAACTTGCTTAGTCATGAATTAAAAATGAAAGGCCGAGCAGACTGCATCGCAAATTATGGTGATGAACTTTCTGTTATAGAATTTAAAACTACAAAAACATATCGAGAAAAACCAAAATTAGAATGGTGTTTGCAATGTACTGCATATGCTTTGATGTATGAAGAAATTTATGGAACTAGAATAAATGATTTTATAATTATTTGTGCTGGAGAAGATGACTCTGTAATTGTTTTTAGAAGAGCAGTTACAAAATTTGTTGAGCCATTAAAAGAATTAATTGAATCTTATAAAACCAATGGAGATAAAAATGAAACCCAATAATGAAAAAAACAAAGTCTTGAATAGAGAAATAAAAAAATGGACAGCTAGTCATAAAGATGTTTTGGATAGACTAACTAAATGCATTGATGTATTAAAGAAAAATTTAGATGACAACCAAAAAGCATTTAATGATGTAGTGCATACAAAAGAATTTAATCCTAAACTGGCCGTGGAATATATAAGAAAGATTAACGAAGATATTAATGCAATTAACAGTATTTCTGCATTAAAAATGAAAGAAAAATAATCTTTTTTTAAATTAATTTTAAGAATGGCTATTTCATTGGCCTGTAGGGTATTAATTAGTGCTTTTATTACTTGCACGTATCGTACCAATTCGGTATAATAATTATAACAGCTAGACAAACTTAGCTGGATATGAAGAGGATACAACGATGAGAAAATTTGGAATTGAAATTGAGTTTATAGGAAATGTTTCACGTGAAACTATGTGCGATAGAATCAATGCAGAAGTAGATGGTGTTAACATCATAACTGCTGGCTACATGGACAAATCAAATAAATGGAGAATGAAAACTGATGGTAGTTTAGATGGTAGATATGCTATGGAATTAGTTACACCAATTCTTCAGACAGAAGATGACATAGCTAAACTAAAAGCAGTTATTAAAGTTATGGAAGCTAACGGTACTATCAATAGCAGTTGTGGTGTACATTGCCACGTTGATGTTAACGGTGCTGATAGTAAAGATATAAAAAAACTTATGAAATTTTTATGCAAGTATGAAAGTGCTTTAGAAAGTTTAATTGCACCAAGCAGAAGAGGACAAAGTAGATGGTGTAAAAGTATCTACGAAACTGAAACTGATTTAGTACAAACTTTTAATAGGTTGAATAACAAAACTGTTAGAAACTTAATTAACAATACTCAATATGCAAAGTTTGGAAGATACAGTAAATGGAACTTTAAAAACTTTTGGTCGCAAGGTAGTTTTGAAAACAGATGTCACCAAGCAACTTTAAATGCAGATAAAGTCGAGCAGTGGGTTAGATTAAATGTTGCATTGATAGAAGCTAGTTTTAACTTTAGAGGGCAAGTTGCTCATGCTAATGAGACTACAAAAACATTCGGTACTAAAAAATTACTTGATGATTTAAGAGCAAAGAAAGTTATTTCTTTGGAAACTAAAAAATTCTTCATGAGAAGATATAAGGAGCTTAACAATGAAGTTTGTAGATAGTAGAAACGAATTTGTATTTAAAGCAAATACAAAAGTAGAGTTAGCCAATGAGTTATACAAAACAAGTTGGCTAAAGCATGATGCAGATGATGTTAATGACTGGTGTTACAAGGCCAGTCAAAGACTAAACATGGTAGAGGATATTACTTTACAATACACTTACGATGACCTTGATGGTTTTATAAGTGAGTTAATTAAATTCAATATAATAGAGGAGATACAATAATGTTATATTATTCTTACGGAGCAAATACAAATATAGACAACATGGCATACAGATGCCCTAAAGCAAAAGTCGTTAGTAGCTTAGTGCTACCTGACTACAGATTAGTTTTTAGAGGTGTTGCTGATATTGAGCCAGCTAATTACAACCAAGTGCAAGGCGTACTTTGGGATATTACTTCTGAATGTGAAAATTCTTTGGATATATTCGAGGGTGTAGCCAGTGGCCTTTACAGAAAAGAATATTTCTGCATTAAGATAGGTGGCAAGGTAGAGGAAGTCATGTTCTACAAAATGAATAGCGATGGCTATGCTGACCCTAGCAAGCATTACTTTGATGGTATCCACGATGGTTACAAGCAAAATAATCTTGATGATACATTTTTATTCAATGCCTTGGAGAATATATAATGTTAGATAGAGATAAAAGAATAATTGAATACCTAAAATCTCGTATTGAAAAATACGAGAATGGCAATAAAAAAACGATGCACTATGAAAAAAGCATTATGGAAATGGAAGATTACAAATTAAATGTTTTAGTCTTAAATTTTTACAAAACAAAAGGTGAAGTATGAAAATAAATATTAGTGAAAGAGATAGTATTGGTATTACTCAAAAAGATATTAACTTAAAACTTTGTGGTACTGATTGTGTTTATGCACATCATGTAAGTGTTGTGTATAACAAAAAAACTGGGCATGTTTCTATGTTAAGTCCTGACATGATTCAAATGAGAGGGAATGAGCAATTTGAAACTATGCTAAATGAATCGTTACAAGAAGTAATGTCAATAGAAAAACTGGGAGGTAAATAATGGATATTGAAACTTTATTACATATTAAAAAAATGCTTGATGAAAATGAATCAACTTTTCCCGTTAGATTTTATTCTTTATTAGCAGATAATGAAAGTTCAATTGATGAGTTTAAAGATGCATCAAACTTTGATTTTAATGTTGTAGAAAATACTGATGGCCAAGAATAATTCGGTAAACCATCCGAGTCATTATACTTATGGAAAAGTAGAATGTCTTGATGCAATTAAATCTTCATTAAGTCACGATGAATTTTGTGGCTTTTTGAAAGCACAATGCATAAAATATTTATGGAGATATAAACATAAAAATGGTATAGAAGATTTAAGGAAATGCGATTTTTATATGCAAAGATTAATATGCGAGGAGGTTGGAAATGCAAAAAGAAGTAGATGAATATTATAATGATGCAGAAGTTTATAAAGCTGATGTAGAAAAGTTTAGGCAAATAGTTAGCACAATTGATATTGCTAAATATAGCCAACGTGAATTTTGTTCAATAGTGGATGAAATATTTAATGAAATTTTCCTAAAGGAGGAAATTTACGATGAAGAAAAAAACAAAAACAACCATGATAAAGAATCATCTTTATAATTATGGAAAGATAACTTCATGGGAAGCTATTACTAAATATAAAGCCACAAGACTAAGTGGAATTATATTTAACTTAAAAGCTGATGGCTGGCCAATTGAAAGTGAAATCAAAAAAACCCAATATGGGTCTTTTGCTGAATATTCAATTGATGTAAAATCTTCGGCTTGGAAAAAGTTTGAAAAAAATTATAGGAGTTATAATGTTAGATAAGATAAAAGAAGTTTGTGATAACTTTAGCGATACGACCAAGGCTATTATATTTGTATCCATAATATCCATCTTTTGGTCTATCGTTATATAAAGCCGATTATGGCTTTTGAGCTACTGATAAGGATATTGGTAGCTTTTTTCTTTAAAACGGCCTTGTAATAGGCCTATTTCGGCCTTTAAATGACATGCCCCTTATACTAGTAACCCCTTAAATTACCTCTGAGCAAGCAAATGTGAATTTATAATTATTTGATTCATTCGCTGACCAACCTAAATCATTCGTATCCATTCTCATAACTGCTTTTGTGTTTTCATAAATCACAGCAGAATTATCCCCAATTTGGGTTTTTAATGGTGGCTCGATTGGTAAAGTGGCTACACCACTGGAGTTTGAAGTTACATCTGAAATTATCATATGCAGTTTTGAACTAGCACCTGAACCCAGTTGGATGTAATCACCAGCTTTAAAAATTAAAGTTGAAGCATTCGCTCCATCAATTGTTATATCATAAGCACCAACAGAAGCACTCGCATTAGTTTGTATGTTAGATGTTAGGCCACCTCTAATAGTTCTTGCATCAGGGTCGCCAAGTAAAAATGTTCCAGCACGACCATGAAGTTGTAAAAAAAAAGCTGTCCATGATGAAGATTGCTCACGATTCATAGTTGGCAATTCAACTGTTGTTTGCCAAACTGCTCCACCAAAATCTGCTGATTGGGATTTGTATGTGAACGGTGATTGTGTAACTGCAACTGTTCTTATAATTCTCCATTCACTGGTTTTAAAATTACTTGGCGAATTTGGGATTGATAAAGGGTAACTAGGTTCGGCCATTTTTTATGCTCCAAAAGTTTTTGCAAAACTACCACCACGGCTTCTTGCTTCGGCCACGGCCGATACTGTCTGTTGTTTTATGCTAGGCATCATATTACGAATTTCGCTTCTTACGGTTTGTTGTACTCCAGTGCTAAAGTTTAATGATTGATTAATTACTATTCCACCACCAGCACTAGGAACAATTGTTCCAGCAGATTTGGGAACAAACATTTCTGCTCCTCTTTCACCAACCATGTATGGAGTATTTGGATTTACATAACCTCCAAGTGCTTTACCACTTATAGGAGGTGTTAATCCTCCTCCAGTACCACCTCCACTTTGTAAACCATTAATACCACTTGCAAGACTTAAACCTGACATAACACTATCCATTAAATTAGGAGTCGCATTTCTAACTTCAGTTAATGATTCTTTTAGTCTTTTAATTAATGGCTCTAATATTAATACTTGTACGATTACCGATACAATTTGGGATGCAACATCTTTCATAATTTGTTTTAATGCATCGCCAAACTTTTCACCCTCAACAACTGCTTTACCAAATGCATCGCCAATGGAAACTCCAGCATCATCAACAATAACATTTATTTCATCAAATATTTTTCCAATTTTTTTAGCTTGCTCTTGTAACTCTGCTTGTCTTTTTGCATTCTCACTTAATGCTTCAGAATTTTTTGCTATCTCGCCAGTGTTTAAATCAAAAATTTTATTTAATATTTCTAATCGTTCTTTTTCTATTTTAATTAATTCTGTTTGTCTTTCTAATTTTTTATTAAAGTCTTCAAAGATACCATCTAGTTTCATATATACTGCTATAGATACTAAAATTTTTCCAATAACCATTAACATGTTTTTATCTAATTTGCTCATATTGAAAGCTAATGTTTTAACAGCTCCAATTACAACGAGTAGGCCAGCATAGAATCCAGCTAAAATATTTACAGTAAATGTTGCAACAATTAACGAGCCAATAGCTTGTAATGTTTTACCTAAAGATATAAGTATGTTTTCAGCATTCATAATTGGAACACTTAATGCTTGACCAACAACACGACCGTATGCTTCTATTTTATTTTGATTATTTGCTAAAGCTGTATCAAGGTTTCTCATTTGACCTTTTAGTTTGTCAAAAAAACCATCGCCTACTGCTACTTGGAATTGGAAAAACTTATCTCCAATCATGGATGCAGTACCAGTTAAAGTTTTAGCTAGTTCATCTGATGCTTGACCAAACTTTCCACCTTTACCAAATACTTCAAAAAATCTTTTTTGTGTATCTTCAATAGAAACTTTAGCTCCTACTTCAAAACCAAGCATGGCTCTAACACCACGGTCTCTAAATAAATCTGCTGATGCAATACCACCAGCAAATGACCTTTGAATTTGTTCTGCTGTTATTTTAAAATCAAGACCAGTTATTGATGCTACGTTACCAGTAACTTCTAAAAGCCTACCAAGTTCTTCTGCATCTTTTGAAACTACTGCAAGTGAACCTGACCCTCTTTGAATTTCACCTAATTGGAATGGTACTTGGCCAGCATAAGTAACCATCTCTTGAAATGCTTTTGAACCCTCGCTAGCACTTCCAAATAAAGCATTCATCCTTACTTGTAAGTTTTCTATTTGTATTGAGGTATCAAGAAATCCTTTAATGGCTATGCCACCAAATACGGCCGTTAGAATGCCACCTACTTTTAGTGCTGTGGCCGAGAATCTATCTAGTGAAGCATTGGCACTTGCAAACGCTTTTGACATTGAACCACCAGCTTTGTTTGTACTAGCTTGTGCTTGTGCTAGACCTTTTTTAAGGCCTGTCAAATCTGCTTCAATCTTTACTAATAACTTATCTAGTTCCATTGGTTAACCTAATAATCAGGATATAGTTCTTTCATTTTATCAAGTTCATCTTTATCCATTGGAGATGAATCTTTACCCCCATTGTATTCTGAAAAACCTTTCATAGCTAGTGTGACTTCTTTGATAGACATATCCCAAAAAACATTGGTAGGTATGTGCATCATACCAACAACAATTTGAAGCCAACGGCTATACGGAATAGTTAGTTCGCTTGATGTAGTTGATTTTTTTTTTCGCCATCATCATCAACATCTAAGGCTAATGATATAAGTTCTCCAATCATTTTAATTGTTTCCAAGTAAGGTTGTGCATTAATGATTTCCTTTATTTTATTTTCATCAATATCGTTCCCACCTGAACGGATTGCTATAGTCAAAAATTTAACACAATGCATGACAGTTATATCATGCTCTTGTAACATTTTTCCTATTTTAAGAATTGTAGTTCCAAACTCTTGTTCAATTCGGATAACAGCATCCATGCTCATCCTAGCTTTGTATTCTACAGAATCAAACTTTAATATCTTCTCTGCTCTTATTGGATTTACGCTCATTTTTATCTCCTTTGATAGTGCAATAAATAAATAAAGTTTCTTTTCTATCACCTACATCTTGCACTGATTTAATTTCATAGTTTTTTTCTTTTAAAGAAACACCAACAGACTCTCCAGCTAATAGTTGACTGCATAATTTAGCATTGTACGGCAGTTCAATATCTAAACCGTTTGTGTCAACATTCACTAGACCTTTAAGTTTTTTACCATCTATTAATATTTCTTCTTCAATCCACATCACATAACTCCTAGACTGTTGCTATAGTTATTGCACCAGCACTTTCAAACGACATTGAATAAGTTACCGTGTCATTATATGTTCCTGAGTAGTCAATAGAAGTTACTTGGAAACTGCCAGTAAAGGTATTGAATGAAGGGATTATAAATTGAAAGTTACTAAATGTTGATGCATTGAATGATGTTAAAACTGATTGCTCAGATGCACCATCTGTAAAAACTCCACTTCCTGAAATAGAAAATGATTTAATTCCACCATCAGCTAAAAGTGTTCTGACTCTTGCCGAGTCTTTATTAGTAACATCTACTTGCTCTGAGTTTAATGTAATTGTTGTATCTCGCAGACCAGCTACAGTTGTGAATGTTTCAGGCGAACCAGCATTCCCAATTTTAACTAATACTGCACTACCTTTTTGTACTGCCATAATATTTTACCTCTTATTAATTATCATAAATAGTGAAATCTACTAACACTAATCCATGTCTTGTAATACCATCTACTTCTGCAAATGATGTAGTGCTAACTACATAGCTCATTACACTGGATGCATTACTTACACCCATTGTAACATTATCAAGTAAAGTGTAAATCCTTTGTGATATATCTTTTATCTGTTTAGCTCCTCGATATTGTGACCATATGTCCAACTCGATTCTGTAAACATTTCCATCTAAACTTTTTGTGCCAACATTTGAAGTGCTTTCTCCTGTGATAACAACGTATGGATAGGCAGTTCCTTGTGGTGCAACACCATCAAATATTTTATTGTTTCCAAGTAATGTATCTAAATTGCTATCTCCTGATAGCAAGCTAAATAATGCTGATTGCAAATCAAAAGAATTTATTGCCATTATACTTTACCCACATTTTTTTGTTCGGCCTTTGCTCTTTTTACAGTGTTTCTAAAAGCAATACTTTTAGCTGATAAAAAATATCTATCCCATTTTGTTTCTAATTCTTCAGCATATTCTGTATTGGTATAAACTTTAGCGACACCATCTGATACATGTTTAGGCATAACACTGTTAATCAAAGTGCTTGAGTCTATTGCTGGAGGGTTTCCAGCTCGTGACCTATTAGTTGCTGGATTAATTGGGGTTCTTTGCATTGACTCTTTGGATTGTCTAGCCATATAAGTTGCCAATCTATCTACAAACCTATTTGCATTAGCAATATATTTAGACTCAACTTTTTTATAGTTAAATGGTTTCACTGATTTTATTGTTGCTTTAATTGGCATTAGTTGGCCACTCCTTTAGTCGCAATAATTTCTTGATACTTAAATTTTCCCTCATCAATATCTTTGATGCTTTGGATATTATAATTCTCTGAGCGATAAACGATTCTATACTTTTCATTTAAACTAGAATTATATCTAATAGTAAATCTAAATTGATTTGTTGCTCTAAGTTGGTCGCCAAATAATCCCTCTGACCCTGAAAGATTTTCTACCTTAGACCAATAAGCTGTAGTGCCTGACCATGTACTTGATTGACCTCCACCAGCATCAATGCTTCCACCTAGTGTTTGTAATACAATCCTATTCCTAAATTCACCTAAATACATATTAATGATTCCTTAAAAATCGTGGGTTACTACCATAAGCCGAGGGTTGAGAAACGGCCATTTTGCCCTATATACGGCTTCGCTTTTCTTGAATTTATGTATAAATATAAGCATTTTATTTAAAACTTAGTAAATACCTCGATTTCGCACTTCACCTTGATATGGATTTGTGCTCATTCTTTTAACTCTGTAAGGCTCTAATAATTGCTTTGCCAATATAGGTGCATCAATAGATTTTCCATCTACTAAATCTCCACGGTGTTCATTAAGGTAAGCAGAATACATTAAACATGCTTGTTTAATTTGTTGTGGAACATTTGCACTAGCTCCATAACCAGCAACATATTTAATTTCAAATCCATTCACTTGTCTTAACCCAGTTGGATAACTAATTCCTTTTTTTAAAGTAAATTTTGCTGGCAGTGATGCATTGTCTAGTCTGTAATTAGAAGTTGCCCACGTTGTTGCTGTGTCATCTTCATCATAATATTTAACATGAGATATAGATGCTACTGGTGAACGTGGTAAAACAATATTTCTCTTTGGTAGCTGGACATCAATTCCAGTATAAATTCCCTCATCAATTAAATTTTCTAAATCATAAACTGTATCTAAAAATAATTCATAAGTCTGTGTTGTTAAAGTTCGACCTGTATAATTTTGAGCCCACTGGTCAGAAGCTATTCTAATTGAACCTAAAACTGTATCATCATCTGAGCCATCTACTTTTAGCCAAGATTTTATTTCAGCCAAGCTATTTACATAATCAGTTTGTGCAGTCTGTACTTTTAATCCAGCCATTTTAAAACTCCAAGGGATTTGAATTACGAGCATTGATAGATTCTATCTTAGCTTTTAAAACTTGTATTTCAGCATTGTTAAGTTGCATTTGCTTTACATCAGGAAAAGATTTTGATTCTAATACTTCAATACGTTGTATAAGTTGACCTTGAAAAACAAAAAGTGAACCTAGAGTTATTACCAATCCTACTAATCCAGCTATCAATTTAATATCCATTTATTATTCTCTCCAGTTCTAATTTTGCTCTAATCTCATTTGCTTCAGCTTTTTCAATTCTTTTCTGAAATTTAGTTACTATATCATTGTATCCCAGTTGTTGGTTAACGTAAATATTTCTGTTATCTATATACTCTTTTTGATATCCATAAGGAATATCACTTTTATATTCTAAAAGATTATCAAACATTTTAGAGTTTATATTTCCATAATCTTCCATGCTCACGTTACTTTGCATGGCATTAGCTACAAGATAATTTGTAGAAATTAACCTCTGGTCGATTCTTTGAGTTGCATTATTTACTTTTTTGGTAATCTCAGCGATTGTAATGACTGGAATAACTTCTGCATTGGTTTCCTGATTATCAATAGTATTGTTATTGCTCTCGCTATTGATATCTCTATTATCCACGGTAATCTCATCTGCTCCTTGCTCGCTTTCCGTACTGCTTTCTTCAACTGATTCAGTTGTTGTTGCTCTTTCGTTACTAGATGATACTTGCTCGCTATTTCTTGTAGGCTCTGTGTTTTGTTCTGTAGCTTCATTAGTTCTAGGTGATTCAACTGACTCGCTCTGTTCTGCGACAATGGTTTCGCTTGAGGGTTCTGACTCTGTAGGTTCTTCTCTTGCAATTGGTGGCTCACTTCCAAATTCGGCTTCGACAAATTCTTTAAACTCTTCTGCTGTAAAACTTTCGATTTCTTTTGTTTCAATTCTTTCTTCAAAGTTTTCGATTTTTGTTGAGAATGATTCGAGGGTCGTTGGTTCTTCATAAGATATCTCCATTGGTATTTCTTCAAATTTTTCTATTGGTGAAAATTCTTTTAGTTCCATAGTTTGTACTGGTTCAAAAAAAACATTAACTACTCCAGCATTAATTTCTTCTTTTTTAATTTCTTTAAAATACACTTCTTCAAATGTTTGAACAACTAATTCAGGCTCTTGAAATATTTCAAATTTGAATTCTTCCATAGGAATAAATTCTATTGTTTCTACGTTACTAGATAATGATTCTTCTATTCCTTGTATAGTTGTATTGATATGAGATGTTTGAGATGCTGTTAAAACAGTTGGCTCGTAAGTCATTATTACACTTACATTATCAATATTAGCACCACCAAGACCACGAGCAACACCATTAGTATCAGTGCCACTGATAAAAATGTTTCCAATGTTACTATCAACCCCTGAATATGAAATATTGTTTTCAAAAATTTTGCCATTAATATCCGTAACATTATATCTCTCCTGTGTAGTTGTCGATAAAATATTATTATCAGAATCTTTTATTTGTAATCTAATTGAAAAACTATCAGCTCCACCTTGGCCACCCCAACAACCAGCTACACCACATTCTCCGTTTTGAATTAAGACCGAGCTGTTTAAAGTGATACCGTTGTTTAATTGCTGTTGAGTTATAGTATCGCTTGTTAAACTAAAATCTTGTTCGATACTTCCTTGTAAGCCAAACTCTAAATCATAGTTTGAACCACAACAATCATTTAAGACTTGGACTTCGCCTGTAGTAATCCAGTTGTTTGAATTGTTATTTTCAAAATCGCCATTAATGATTAAGTTACCTGTCTGCTCGGCAGACAGATAACTAAAGGGCAACATAATGAATATAATTAAGTATCTCATTCTTTTATAGGTTCGTAAACCCAATTCTCGTTAGCTCCGTAAACTTTCATCTCGCCTAATGTAACTGTACCTGTAGTTGCACATGAATTTAATAAAAATAAACTAATTATTATTATCTTTTTCATTTTCGTTCCAAGTCATTGATGATTTTGTATCTACGTTTTTTTGTTTTGTAATTCTTTGTCTTTTTAACCATGCTTGATAATCAGGCCTTAGTTGAGGAAACTTATCCCAATATTCTTGTGCTTGTTTTCCAATCAAACCTAAAGCTGGACATACTGTACCAGCTTGTTCCATGCTATAAAAAACATCTGGGTCAGTACACAATAAATTTATGCTGGCCACTTTCATTCCATAACGAAAAAGCAATTCACTTTTTTTCCTTTTTTCGCACTCAGGGTCTAAAAAATATGAACCAAAACTTCCTGAAAAACCAATGACTGTTACACCAGCCGATAACGGTATAGTACAACTTGATTGTGAGTATATAGACATTGCTGGAGCATTAGCTGGATTGACAGCAGTTTCAGTTTTATTATTATTATTAGTAGTGTTATTTGTATCTGAGCTCGAACCACTTTGATATGTATTACTTGTTGTAGCTTCGTAGCCTTGAATGTTTGTTTGACTTCCACTTCCGTTAGCAGTTTGGTTTGAAGTAGCACCTGAAGATGTTACATCGGCCAGTGCATCTGATATTCCATATGCTAAAATCATTCCAATAAAAACTAAAGCAACTTGCCTATAAAAAGAGCACATCTTTTTTTTATCTCCTAACTAATGAACCACCAAAATATAATCCAATAATACTACTGACCACATGGGTGTCTAAAGGTGTGATTACTAAACCAACCATCGGTTTCCATTGTGTTACATCTGTTGATGATGAGAAAATCCACCAGCCATTAGTTATAGCTTCTGTGTAACCAACATAAATTGGCATATCGGAATCAATGAAAGGTGCAAGTTTGGGTAAGACTAGAATTGCTACAACACATAAAAGTGCAATTACTCTACGAGTATTTTTTGTGAAAGGGTCATCAACTGCTCTTGCTTTATCAAATTGTTTTGTTTGAAATCCAGCTCGTTGCATTAAAAGTTTTTGCTCATCAGCTTTGTCTTTGCCTTTCTGAGCCATGATAGATAAAGCACCTCCGAGTATGGTACTAAATCCCATGCTTATTAATTCCATTGGTATCAATTCGCTAACCTCCAACTAAGTATTGCTATGATAATAGTTCCAATCCAAACTAAAACACCAACACCACCTTTGCCGATATTAATAATTTTATATAATTCGACAATGTCTTTACTGTTTTGCTTAACAGTTTTATCCATAGACTCAAGCCTTTCCATTAATTGTTCGTTAGTAACTTTCATGTTGCTAGTGATATAACCCCATTAGTTCCTACCATTGGCATCTCTGCAAAAGCCATGTACCAATAAATTGTATTTTCTTGATTGTTTCCAGTAGATGTTGATGCAAGTCTAAACCCATTGCTTTCAAACTGAACATTAGCAGTGGTTTGACCACCACTAGCATTATATTTCATATTCCTTGTTCTTTGACCACCAATACCAAAACCTGTTAAGACTGATGACCTAGCTCCCCAGTCATCTCCACTAGCAGATGCACCTTTTAACAATATCCATTTAGGTTTGAATCCACAATACACTTTAGTTCCAGCAATATTTCCTGTGCCTGAATAAAATCCAAACTTACTAAAACCTTTTATTTCTGCAAAAGCATAAAAAATACATGCTTGACTACTTGCATTACCAAGAGCAAGAGAACCTACTGAAAAAACAGTGCTTGTAGGTGCTGTGTCATTCCAACCTGTAGCATCATCTGAAGTACCACCTGTTCCACAAAATTGAATCAAATCAGTTTCAGGGTCAGCTATAAAAGTTTTACCCATATTCAAAGCTAAACCTCTATCAGAAGTAGCTGTAGATTTTGTGATTACTATTTTTGGAGCTACACCAAGACCATGACCGATTGTTCCATTAGCTCCTGTGCCTGTAAATTGTCCTATTGATACACCAGCAGTCGTGTTTACTTGTACTGTAGAATTAATACTTCCAGTAGTATTAGATGCTGTTGTGCCACCATTAGCTTTCCAACAAGCACCGATATATCTATCACTTGCATCATTAGTATTTGCTATATTTCCAGTTAAAGTAAATCCATCTGAGGTATAACTAGCTACATAGGTTGTTGTATCAACAGGATTGTTTCCACTTGGACTCCAGTTTTTAGCAACACCATCTGAAGAATTATTTAATATTGGGTTTCCAGTACCACTATAATTGTTAAACCAAAGTGAGTCAGGTTTAAAAGCCATGCCATTAATTGTGGTTGTGCTATCACTTCCTGTCCATGTAGGAACATCAAAGTGGTCGTGTGGTTGAAATGAAATAAATGCCATAATGTTATCCTGTGTTCTTAATGTTAGATGTGCAAATACTTAAGTAAGAATTTGGTGGAGCATATTCAAACGTTCCCTTACCAGCAGAATCTGCATTACCACTACTCACTGCTGTTGTACCAAAGCAACCTCTACCGAAGTTACAATACATATATCTATTGGCATTATTTGCTTGATTACTTGCTGATGTAACATTGATTCCCCAAAATTCATCTCCTTTAGCAAACGATAATCCAGCATTAGCACCTGTTGCTGGGTTTCCAGCATTTGAAGTTGAGGGTGCATTAAACCATGTACCATTTTTACCAAACCATATCTTAGATGTAGCTGATGTTAAATCTACTGCCAACATAATGATATCATTTGCACTTGCTTGAACTCCATAGTTTACTGTGCCACCACCACCATCATCAATTAAGTTTGGTGTGCCAGTCATGGGTTGATAGGTAATTCCCTCACAACCATTTGAACCTGTCTCTTTTCCAACGATTGCATTAGCTCCCTCATTTCTCCATCTTCTTGATGCATGAGTACCATTTTTATAAATTGATATTGTAACTGCATCTGCTGTTGTTCTATCTGATTGTGGTTTAAATTCTGCATACCATTTACCATCTGAAATCATCATTGTGCCATTAGCACCTCTAGCACTTGTTGATGTTCCTAAAAATGCTGTGCCTGAATGGTCTAACTCAGCAGAACCATCTACACCAGCTCCATATCCTTGATTTCTATCTAGTATCATAAAGTTGTTACTAGGTGTATCTGTGTCTTGTGTAAATGTTCCTGATGTAGCCATGTTATTACTTTGACCAC